ATTGCGCAGTTGGCGAGTAAGAGGCGGCTTCTCCTGGATGAGAGAAGTGTCATCCCAGGGGCCGGCGATGCGAGTATCTTCCTTCATGACGTAGGAGAAGGACTTAGCCGAGTTGTGGACTCCATTCGAAGTCACAGACCAATGTCCGTGGATAGCAGGGACGACTTCGCCTAGCAGGCCGGAGATCGTCTTCTTGTGGATCAACTGGACACGACACTGCCAGTGCTCATAGCCAGATTCGCCCTTCTCTTTCTGGAAGGTGAAGTGGGAGCACCAACCAACGAGCTTCTTGTGAAGATCTTCCCAGTCGTCATACTCCTCCGCGGGAATCGTGATGTCGAAGCGCTTGAGCTGTCCGTCGAACTTGAGAGGGGCCATGGTTGGTGTTACCCTAGGGGGTTGGAAAAATTTTTATTTAGTACGGAT